ATGAACGCTAGCGCCATGCGAATTCCTTCTCCGATTCGTCCCATTCCAGAACAACTGGCATTGCTCCCTGTGGGCACTGACGTTGCTCTACGGGAATACCAAGCAGCATTCAAAAACGATTCCGTATACCTTCCTGAATTGTCGCTCCGTTATCTGATTTTTCTTGTCCTCTCCGGTGCTGAATTACCAGAAATCCACTCTTTTGTTTGTTCACTCCGATTAGAACTAAATGGCCTGTGCTTGGAACGATTACACGCTGAAATTGCTATGCAGTACGGCGGGTGCATAGCTGAAACAAAATCCGCTAAAAATTGAGGTAATAACCATGCAAGCAACTATGAACGTACAACTCGTCGGTACCGCGTCCTACAACATGGACAACGGCGAATTGAATCAGATTTTCGTGATCGTTCCTGATCCTGAAAATAAAAATGTACGCGGCTATTCAGTCGCAAAAATGCAGTGCGCTCGTTGTGTATTCGATGCGCTGCCTGTCGATGCGTCGGCGTATCCACTCGACGTAACACTGACCGTTAAAAACAAAGTGAGTGCGGGCAAGGTATCGCAATTTGCGTTAACTGCCGCTATCGCTCGTCCTGCGCCTGCTTCTAAGGCGAGCTAAAAATGACGCAACTCTTTAGCTGTGATTCACCTACGTATTCGAACGGCGCTGTTGTCTGCTCGTCGTGGGTGGCCGTTAGTCCTGAAGAGTTGCACACGCAAATAACTCAGCCAGACCCTGAAAATCTCTTACTCGCATTCGGGACAGGACTGGCGGTTATGCTGCCGCTTTATGCGGTTTTATGGGGTGTTCGTCGCGCTCGTGACGCACTTAAACAATCTTGAAAATGAGGTGATCTATGGATTACACAGCACTAGCAGCAACTGTCGATTTTGCTGACGTTTTAACTTTTCTTACAGCATCAGTAGCGGCCGGTTTCGCCGTTCGCGTTGCTTTGAAGGGTGTTTCGTTCGTGAAGTCTGCTTTAGCTAAGTCATAATAAATCGCCCCCTCGGGGGCGTTCTTTTTTCTGGTGATTCCATGGTTGATTTGTATGAATTCACGTTTTTTGTTTTCGGCATGATCTTCGTTCGTGATCTTTTTTATTCTATTTGATGCTTTTATATCGGGGATTTTTAAATGAAGGTTTTTTTCTCGGTACTGTTTTTATTCTCTTTTTCTTTTTTCCCCGCTGCTTCTAACGCTACTGACGTCAAAGATGCGTGCCCAGGCGGCTATAGTGGTGAGTTCAAAAAGGGCTTCGGAAGCTTCTATGAACCCACATGTAATTCTCGTGGGAGTGAAGGCCTGTATTGTACAGCTGATGGTACTTCGTGGGCGGGTGATACGATTTATTATTTGTATGGTACAACCTCTTGCGATGACGGTAAGCCACCTACTGATTTTTGTACTGGTTCTAGTTGCGATTCTGGCCCTGAACAAACGTGCCCTGTCGGGTCTTACTGGTCTGATTCTTTCCAAAGCTGTCGCGAAATCGGCAACCAATGTACTTATAATTCTGATACCGCTAGTTACGACTGTAACCAGCCAGACTGCATCTCGGGATATACTCCGGTAAATGGCCTTTGTTATAACACTGATAGTGACGGCAACTCTTGCACAGCTGGCATTTACGCTATTAATAATAATTCTTGTGGCGGTGATAGTTCAGGCGGTGGTACAGGCGGCGGTGATAATAACTGTACTTTAGGTACTTGGAATCCAACTACTCAAGCTTGCGAATCTGGCGACGTTGGCGGCGGTGATACTGGCACAGGCGACTCCGGCACAGGCGACTCCGGCACAGGTGATACAGGTGATACAGGTACAGGTGACTCTGGTACAGGTGACTCTGGTACAGGTGACACAGGCTCGGGCGGTGGCGATGGCTCAGGCGGTGGCACTGGCTCCGGCGATAGTGGCGAACTTGGCGGCGGTGATCCTAGCGGCTCTCAAAATGGTTCTTGCAATTCTGCTCAGTCTTGCCAATCTCTAGCAGCTCAAAATTGTCAAGAGCCGCGTGATAAACTTTTTTTTACGTATATCTCAGGCTCTAATTATTTCTCTGAGTGCGACACTTGCGGCGGTACTGAGTCAGCGTCTTACTCGGAATGTTCACAGTGCGCCTACGGCTACAACGCGAACACCAATTCCTGTTATCCGGTAACTTGCGCTTATGGCGATTGTTCAACACCAAATGATGGCAATACATTGCCAGATCAATCGTCTGATTCTACTGAAGTCGTGGCCGCTATTCGCGATTTACAGGCAGATATTAATTCAGGTATTAAAGTGACTAATTTAAGCGAAATTACTAACTCACTCGATGATTTATCAACCGACTTACAAGCAAAAATAGGTACTAAATCTGACGATATAGTTAAAGCTATCGACTCTCTAAAAACTAATCTAGATGCGATTACTCAAGCTATTAATGACAAAGAAATCGGCGGCGGTTCCGGTGGTGATACTGGTACAGGTCCCGACACAACCGAAACAAATGACCAGTGCGTAGCCGATGAATCGGGTAATTTGCCCTCGTTCTGCACTAAGTGTGAGGCTGACGCGAACGGCAATTTCCCCAAGGGCTGTAGTGAAACTGAACTAAAGAAAATCCTAAAAGATATTTTAAAAGTTCAGCAGGAAGCTGCTTGTTTATTAGGTTCTACAAATGAAGACAACGGTTGTCCTGCACCAGAAGATAACACGGAAGAGTTTGACCATGGAGCTGCTGCAACTGGCCTCTATACGGCCATACAAGGCTCCGAATTCATATCCTCTTTAACTGGCGTTAAGGATGCCTTCGCTGGCGTCTCTTCAAGCTGTAATTATAACTATTCGCTGCGCATCCCTTATGCCAATACCGACTTGGATGTGGATATCTGCGGATGGTTAGAACCTATCGCTAACTTATTGCGTGGCTTCTTCATTGCTTTTTGGGCAATGGCTGGCATACGCCACATATTCAGCGCTTAAGGAGGTTACATGTTAGATGCAATTAAAGAAGCTGTGGATTGGTTGGTGACTCAGTTCTGGGACATTGTTCAGACTTTGTTGCTAGCAATACTAAATGCCATTCCTGTTCCTGACTGGGCAGAAAACGCGGGTGATGCCGTTCAGTTTCTTGTTGAACATGCAGGCTATGGATTATGGATAACCGCTTGTGATGTCGGTGTTCCCATTATTTTTAGCGCCATGACAATACGCTTCATTATTCGTCGTATACCTGGCATCGGCTAACATGACTATTAAAGTTTATTCTGGTCGCACTGGCTCTGGTAAAAGTTATAACTCTATAGCGAATGTCATAATTCCGAGTATTAAAGCTGGTCGAACTGTTGTGACCAACGTCGTTCTTAAAAAGGCTGAGATTTATAAGGACTACCCAGACGCGAATATTATTACTATTCCGTTTGGGATTACTTACAAAGAGGCTGAGGCTTATATACGCTCTGATCGTTATCCAGCCGGTTCGGTATTCGTATTAGATGAAGGCGCAAGGCTATTTCCGACTGGGCTTAAAGTTACTCAAGTTCCTTCTAGCGTCATCACTTTTTTTACTGAGCATCGTCACTCGGTTGGTTTCGAAGGCAAAACGTCAGAAATATTCATACTCGCTCAAGATATTAGCCAGCTTGCTAAGTTTGTTCGTGATCTGGTTGATTCGACTTACCATCACACTAAGTTAGATAAAATCGGTTTAGAAAAAATATTTCGTTGTGACATATATGACGGTGCGATCGTACGCGGCGAGCCTATCAAAAGTCTCCGCGGTAGTTATAGCAAAGATATTTATAAGTATTACGAAAGCTATACTCAGAAAGTCGATGATCAGGACAGCGCATTAGAAGAAAATCCAGACAATCGCTCAAAAAATACCGGTGTTTATACAAAGATTGCATTGAGTGCGCTTGGTGCTTTGGCTGCTTGTTATTTTGCTTATTCTTCATTAACCGGTTTTTTGGGCGGCGATAAAAATCAAGACGAACAATTAGAGCAGCCATCTCCTATATCTAGCTCTCAGGCTGTTGCTGTTGACACTTCAACGCCTTCAATTACATCTCCTTTAAATCAGCGTAGTGATCCTAGGATTAAGCCTTCAGACGATTGGCGGCTGGCCGGTGTGATAATGAGTAGTCATCCGGTTGCAATTATCGAAAGTGATGACCGTTCGCGCTTCATTAATTTAATTCGTTCATGTCAGTACGACGATGATATTCGTGAATGGTATTGCTTATTAAACGGCGAGCTTGTCGCTAGTTATACCGGCCCTGTGTGGTCTCCTGAGGATGATTCAAATGTTATTCCTAACTTTGATTAACCAGCATAGCGCAGCGCCCTCCTTGGGGTGTGGGGGCGGAGCATCCCCACGGATAACCAAAGCTTTTAATTGTTTAAAAAATGATCAGCGCGTTAGCGCTCTGAATTTGGCTGCGTACGCGCAAGCGAGCGAAGCGACCTGCGCGGCGCAGCCTATTACGTCTCTGTAACACGTAATTTAAAAGGGGGGTAAACGCTCTCCTAAAACGCGGTTTCTCGTTCCTGACTTAAAAAGGGTTTTTAAAAATGGCACGTTACGAAAATAAGAAAATGACCAGAATACAGAACCCACAAACTGGTTCTGACGTATATCAAACGGAACGCCTTACGGCTGAGTATGATCTCTCGAATATGCGGTTTTTGTGGCGTGGCATTGATACGATCCGGCAACTCTACAACTGCACCGTAAACCCTGTAATTTTTGATCAAATAGGCAGTCACTGGGACAACAAAACAGGTGACGTAATAACCCTCGGTGGCATTGAGTGGAAGCTTTCAAGCTCTGGCAAGAAATCCGGCTATAAGTACATTCTAAAGAACCTTCATGAGGGTTTTGTAGTGCTCCTGAAGTCGTTCTACTGCGAGTTGGAAGACCACGGGCCCCACCTGAAAATAGAATGCACACCGCAAATAATCGATGAACTCGGGCTAGAAAAATTAACGAATCGCCTTCGTCAAATAGGCCGCATATTCGGGGATACGTTGGAAGCGTCTGGGGTTGCGGTGCATATGGCTCTCGATATCAAAGGCTTAGAAATCCCTGAAAACTTCGAGCAAAACTTAGTGTGTCGGGCAAAGCGTCAAATGTCGGTGTCGGGTATTCAATCAATGGCATTCGATAACATGGCGGCGGCCTCGTTCACCTACGGCGATAAAGAAACGTTTATGTTTGGTGAGTCGTCCAGCGTTCAATTTTGCTTGTACAACAAAAGCAAAGAGGCTGTAAAAAGCGATAAGTTGGACTGGATGGAAAGTAAGTGGAAGCAAACGCCTTCGATTGATCCTGAGCGTATATTTGAACCTGAATACAACGATGGCAAGGAGACTGGGGAGGCTGATACGGTGCACAGAATTGAATTTCGAATTCATCATTCAATCATCAAGCAATTCGAAAATGGTCAGTTCAACCGTACTCAGCAGTTCGATGATAAAGGCAATCTCATCAAGGCCGGTGAACTTGTCCACATTCGCGAGCCAAGGGACTTAAAGCCCCATCTGGAAGGTCTCTGGCTCTACTGTCTGAATAATTTCCGTCTCCAGCACAGTACAAGCTACGTTCACCCCATCTGGCAAAAAATAGAAGAGGATATCCGCTGGTTCGGCGTGGAAGAGGGTATGTTATATGTTCGTGATCAAAAAAAAAGCGCGGGAATAGCAGGCAATCGAAACGTGGCCATGATGATCGGTAACATGCTTAGGCTTGCGGCTCGTCGTGGTCTTACGTCGCAACACTGTACTAACCAGCTCATGGCTCTAGGACTTGAATCTGATATTGCCAACTACTTCGGCCTTCGTTTATTCGGTAACGGTGGGGAAGTGTATCAATGCCTATTTGAGTTCGTAGACAATCGCCTACGTGATCATAGGCTCAATGGTGTTACGGGCCATCGTTACGACTTAGACGACTACGCGGCATAACGTGATCACAGCGGACAACACACGGCTAAGCCAGTTAATAGACCTCTGGTATCAGTCGCACGGTAAAACACTTAAGGATGGCGTCTATCGTCACTCTCGTATGTTGTCGATTGCTGACCGGCTCGGTAATCCGCTATTACAAGATTTCACCGCTTCACAGTTTTCAGACTATCGCGCCATGCGAGTCACGGAAGTTAAACCATCGACGGTTAACCACGAACTGCGGTACATGCGTGCTCTGTTCAATGAAATGGATCGTTTAGGCTTCTATGAGGGTATTAACCCACTCGGTAAGATAAGACAGTTCAGGGAACAAGAGCGTGAAATGGGCTTTTTAACTAAAGAGCAAATATCCATTCTTCTGGAAGCCTGCGCAGACTCAGAAAATAAGCACCTGACCACCGTCGTCAAGCTATGCCTAAGCACAGGGGCAAGGTTCGGTGAAGCGGAATATCTACTCAGGACAGGTCTGATCTCCGGCAAGCAAACGTCTGTACGGTTCAGCGATACTAAAAACGGACGTTCCCGAAGTGTTCCTATAGCAGAAAGCCTGTATGCAGAAATCAAAGCGGTATCCAATCCAGCGACTCAAAGAAAGTTATTCAATCCGTGCAGAACGGCTTTTCGTTGTGCGGCTGAACGATCAAGAATTCAGTTTCCAGAAGGGCAAATGACCCACATATTGAGGCATACCTTTGCCTCACATTTCATGATGAACGGTGGCGATCTGCTCACACTGCAAAAGGTGTTAGGGCATTCGGACTTAAAAATGACGCTTCGCTATAGCCATTTAAGTCCTGAGTATCTTGAACAGGTTTTAGAGTTAAACCCGCTAAAAAATATCAATCTCTCTTCCCGTCTCAAAGTGTCTTCAATCTTCGAAGGTCTGAAATTCTAGCATTCATACGGCCTAGAAGGGCGAACGGTCGTTCTGAACCCCAGAAAACGAAAAAAGCTAGTAAGTGTTAACCTACTAGCCTTTAGAATAAGTGGTAGCTAT